GTCAATATTTGCTTCCATTAAATAATCACTCAAATCCCATCTATCAGCTTCTTTAGACATTTGCAATAGAAATGGCATTTTGTCCATTCCTTTGTAATCTTTTTTATCATTTTTCATTTTTTATCAATTCCCAATATATTTTTATTTGTGTATATTCTCTTCTGCAATTATTACACTCACATAGTTGATTCATAAGTCATGCTCACCTTCATTAGTTATAATACCTAACGACCATAAAAATATTTCAATATATTTGTTCATTGTAATACAAATACCCCCATAACAACTGATATTGCTATCACACAAGCTGTGATATTAATAAGATGTGCTAATTTTCTAATTTTTCTAATATTCATTTATATCAAATCCTCAAATAACATATGACCAAATCCACATTTCTTACAATACCACATATCTTTATTTTTAATATCTTCATTGTGTTTTTCAATACGTTTGTTATAAATCTCAGGGGTAGAAGTTATACTGGCACTATCTCTTAGTTTTATCTCTAGGTCTTCTACACCAGTATTATCAAGTGGTGATGTCTGGATAATATTTACTTGATAACTATTATTTTTCTTAACTCTGTCATATACAATAACATCTGCTGGTAATTCTATATGTTTCATTTCTTCATACACAAATTTAACTAATTCATTGTGTTTCATATAATCATTAAATCCGTCAATCATATCATTTATCTCGTCTAATTTATCTTTTTGAACGGTCATAATCATTTCACTCAAATACTCTTTTGCTAAAATATCTGCAATTTTAACTGCTGTTTTATTTAATCTAATAACTCTCTCAAGCTGTTCAGTATGTAATTCATTACCTTCTAAACCTATTTTATATTTCATTTTACCATTACTATCTCTATATTTACCTAATTTAACTCTCAACTCATATAACTCATTGATTGTGGACAATAATTTACGTTCATTCTTATTTTTTGGATAATTAATTCTTGCTTTTCTGTTATCATATAATTTGCCATACATATTATCTAATACCTCAGCTCTTTTAATTCTTGATATTCTTTTATTTCTAGTCATTTATATTACCATCCATATTCCTTTTGGGTTTTCTCTAGCCCAACCCAATAGTATTTTAATTGAATAACCAGCATTACCTTTAGTTGATTTCCAATAATCACTATTACGCCTAGAACCTAATGCCATTAATACGTTTTCTAATTCTTTTATTGTATTTTTTGCATATTGACCATTTAACCAAAATATACCTTCATCATTTGGAAATTCTTTATAATAGTGTTTTGAGTAGTTATATGTTATATTCAAATCACATTCAGTAGTGCCACCTAATTGATATGTACCACCATATTCTATTTTATTTGTACTAACACAATGTTCTTCAAACCTATCATTAGTATAAAGGAATACACTATAACTCATTGTAATCTCTCCATTAATACTATAATAGGGGATTGAATAGTTGCCATACTAACCCCCACAAGTTCCTTTCCGATCAGCGTCACATATAACTGGGGTAGGCGTGAGGCGATCACTCGGCTATTAATATTATTAATCATAATACATATACCCCTTCCCCTAACCCCAACCCCAATAACAAATACAATACCATAGACCACGAATAGTGCCACAATAACCCCTTCAAGTTCCTTTTGACCAGTAGGTCAAACTGTTATATAATTAATTTATTTGTTCATAACATTTATCCTAATACATCAGCGCCATACGTATATATACCTTCTCATTAATTTTTTTTTATTTTTAGGCGTGGCTTATATATAGGCGATCTAGGGAAACGCTGAACTATATAAGGCGTTCGGTCGATCTAGATCGCACTTGAACTATATAAGGCGTTTGGCACTTAGAACAAAAACAGAGTAGATCGCAAAATGAGTTGAACTATATAAAGCGATTGGGACTTAAGGATATGACAGTATCGATCAAACGTTCGTGCCTGAATGATCGCTGTTCGTGCCTAGTTGCGATCTTTTCGTGCCTAATCAGTTGATCTGACAAGGACTTGTCGGGGTTAGTAATGACACTCGAAACAGAACGACAAGAGTTAGAGGCAAAGTTAAAGGCACTCGACGAAACACAGTGGAAACAAGTCGCTCCACACTTCAAAATCGTTGCAGAATATATCGCCCTACACCTCACCAAATCAAGTTCTAAGAACGATAAAGACGGCAAACCTTACCCTGATTCAGTAGATTCAGAGGCACTAGGCGAGTTACTCACAAAGAGTCAAGATACGGTCAATATTGAGAATAGATTCAGATTCGGTCTTGTTATCTCACCAAAGAACTAGTAATTAGCTTAAGCTAACGAATGAAAATGTGGAACTTTTCCACGCACTTTTATTTTTATAGAATGTTACGCCTAGTGCGTATGGCGAAAATCTGATTTTTTGAATTTTACCACATATATATAAGGCGTAGGTTATTTATCGGTTAATTCGTGGTTCTCTATACCGTTACTAACAAGTGTACCCTGTACTCTAAATAGACACCTAATAAGCTGTCTTTTTGAGTGTTCACCTAGGTGATCGTTACAGGCAATACACATAACCTTTTCGAGTTGTTTATTACCGATCATTTCACTTTCCTCGAAAATGTAAAATTATTAGTAGCCTTTATATACTCATTCGTGAATTCCCATATCTCACCATTATCCAATATAACGGTGAAAACTTTCTCTATCTCACTACCATATTCGGTGACTAGATATAATCTACCTCTACCCTTAGGTGTATCTACCCATACTTGTTGTTGTAACTCTAATATACTAATCATTTAAATCATCAACACGTTTACCACAGGTTCTACAATAGAACTTGAATTCCTTAAAGAAGAAATTAGGGTGGTTACATGGTCTATGTACATTCATTACTTATTCATAACCTCATAGTCATTTATAAGTTGTTCTATAATTTTACGCCTAAACAAATCGGTGGCTTTACTAGTACCAATCTTAGGTAGAACTTTCTTCCATTCTAAATAATGTTGCTTATAAGTCTTTTCGTCACTATACATCATGGACATATCCTCGTTGAAGCTGTAAAGTGTTGTACACAGTCTTCAGTTGTGTTCTTTATGATCGGTGTTTCATAGAAAAACGTACCATATATCATCGTTATAAAGAATATAAAAAGGGGGATAATCCATATCCACTTTGTAAATATCAATCCATTTCCTCCACTATTGGTTCTAATAATCTTACATATGCCATTATCTTATATTGAGAACAACCACTAGCTTCACTTAATACACGATATGATATTCCCATATTACCGTACTTTCTACTTCCATCTCTACGTTCTGTCAATCTGGGCTCCCAAACATTTGATACATTTCAAAGTCCCTCATGGTCTTTAATTTAGGTTTCCCATGACACGCACATTTACAGTCAACAGGTTCTTCCTCATGCTTTTCAGTACATACATCACAAGTCATATGTAACCACACTCCTTACTAAGCAATCGTCTTTTATATATGTTCTTTTTACTGTTACCTTCATTACTTTCTCCCAAATGCGTACTTTAGTCTTTTCGCTCCACATTTGTCGCATATTGGAGCCCCATTGAATTTGGTTACAGTGTGTTGGTCAAACTGCCTCCAACAAACTTCACATTGGAATTTCATTGTGAATAGAACCACCTGCTTACTTCTTCTGCGTTATAATTGATTAGATCCCCATTAGGATAATCCAAAAGCATGAATTTTCCCTGATCGAAAATTTGTGGTAAACATAACTCACAAATGAAGAAAAGACCAATTGTTGGTCGAAAGACCTTTCTAACGTGCTCCGTTTTATCACAAAGTTCACATTGTTTCATAATCGACTTATCTACGTGGAAGATATATATAAACCTACCCCTACAAAAAAAACGCCTTCGGCGTTAGTCCTTCTCGTCTTTTGAATCAAGTTCGTCTTTAAGTTCTTTAAGTTTGTCTTCGGCAAGAAACGTTAATTTCCAAAAAACACGTACTGCTTTATCCGATATTTGATTTGTATCTTTTTCCATACCGTACTTGTGTGTAAACCAATTAAGTATCTCTGAATAATCCTCAGGTTCTAACTCCACCATGAATTAGCTTTAAATAATAGTTTAATAAGGATTGCCTAGCTACTTCGTTACGGTAGTCCTTCATTTCCCTGTCATAGTCTAAGACTATTTGAACACATTGTTCAAGGTGAAATGTTATGCAAACTCACACCACTAGGCAACAATCTTTATATTAAAACACCTATTATTATTATTTATGGGATTACTAACAAAAAATGAACCTGAATACGAAATAGATCCAAATGAACATACACATGAGAATGGAGTTACTCATTCACATGAAGGTGGTCAAACCCCACATACACATGATTGTTTATGCGTAGAAAGACGAAATAGACAATGCAAACAACATGGTGGATAGTGACGATTTCTTGACATTTTTGGACAAAGTTTATATATAGATACCGAGAGAAAGAAACATGGGTTTTGTAGATAAAATTCGTGGTGTGTTTAGATTAACTGATAAAGGTTTTACAGAAACCACAACTAGACCTTCAATAGCACAACCTTACATGAGTACCGATACAGGTGCTAAATTACCAATTTTTCCATTCCCTCTCATAATGATTTATGAGTTAGCAGATAACATTGATGCACTTAGAATACCAATTGAAACCTTAAACAGAGAGATGTTTAAGAATGGTTTTGAGGTAACTGAAAGATGGAAGTACCAATGTAATAACTGTAAGAAGGAATTTCAGTATAAACCATTAGCTAGTGACTTGCCTGATGATCAACCATTTGAAACTAACAATGATCCAGAATCAGCACAACCACGTAAAAAGGCTAATGAACCTAAGTTAGATCTAGATCAAATACAATGTGATACTTGTGGTTCTACCGATTTAAGACGACCTATACCTGAAAACCGTAAGATATTGGAAGATATGTTAGCAAACCCTGTTAATGGAAATATGCAAACATTGGAAGATGTTTCAAGACAATTAGAACGTGATTTAGAGATAGCTGATAACGCATACTTACTTTGCTTAAAGAATTATTACATAGATGAACGTACAGGTAAAATAGACCATGAACGTTCTGTTATAAAAGAGTACCTTAGACTCGATCCACCACAGGTGGCGATGATAGCTGATAGTGATGGTCGTATAGGTTATGACGATAAAAGAAATAAGATTTTTGTTTGCCCACGTTTCGAACACAGAGATAAACGTTTAACCGAACCTGTTTGTGATAGATGTGGTGCTCAAGCTTTAAAAGCCGTAATGGAAGTTAACTCTGTATATTCAATAGGTATTCCACAGCCAAAACGTGTTGTTTATGGTGAAGGTGAAGTTATTTGGAAGGCTGGTAAATACAAACCATCGTTAATTTATGGATTTTCCCCTATCTATTCTATATGGTCAAAGGCTATGTCATTATCACATATGGATGAATATATTAGAAAATACTTTGATAAAATGCGACCACCAAGAGGTTTACTTGTTGTTGCTTCACGTAACTATGAAACATTTAGAAAGTCTTGGGATGTATTAAGTCAAAAAGCAGCAGAAGATCCATACATGATACACCCACTTATGGTAGAAAGTGACAAGGGTAATGGTAACATGGCACAGTGGATGGACTTTACAGGTTCATTGAAAGAATTAGAATTTATTGAGATTAGAAGAGAATTAAGAATGATTATTGGAGCAGTATTTGGTGTATTACCATTCTACTTTGGTGAAACCCCAAGTGGTTGGTCACAAGAAGGACTTCAAGTAACCATTACTAATAGAGCAGTAAAGTGGGGACAAGACATACTTGAAAAATCATTTTTCAGTAAAATCGCATTAGCCCAAGGAATTGACGATTGGAAGATTGCATTGAAAGCTGGTGAAGAAACAGATAAACTTAGAGATTTACAAACAGATGGTGTAGAAATACAGAATATGGCTATGTTACAACAAATGGGATTTGAGGTAACAAGAACACATACAGGTGAGTTTAAAGTAAGTAAAGATAGTGCTATGACAGCCGAAACATTGGCAATGGGTATGAGTTTAATGGGTAATAGTGGAGCAAATGGTAGAGGTAATGCAATGGGACAGCAAGAAGAGAATAAACAAAGCTTTGGTGGAGAACCAAAGAATTCAAGACCAAGTGATGTTGGTGGAACTATGGGTGGTTCACCAGCAAGTGGTACAGGTACTACAATGAGTAAAAAGAACTATGTTGACGGTATAACACCAAGTAACTTTGAAGTAGTCAAGAAAACATTACAAACTTCAGTTGACTTTGGCTGGACTAAAACAAAGACAGTTGATGAATTAAGAAGATTTGGTGGTATGACAGTTAGACAGGCAAGAGATATTGTTAAGAATGAATTTGAAGGTATGAAGGGATGGGAAGATGAAGAAGAAAGTAAATAAAACTACAAAAGGAGTTGATTCTGGGACACAATTCAGTCCTTGGGTAAAAAAAGAGGAAGCAGAACAAATACATAAAGAACAAGTAGAACGTGTCGTAAAAGCAAAGAAAATAAAATTAAGTAGTGGTACAGTTAATGTTTACAAAGCAGAATTTGGTGAAATAGACAAATGCTTAGATGAAATACGAAAAGAATGTAGAACACATGGATTGACAAATTATTCATGTAATAATATTAAAATCATACTTGAAGAAACATTAAAAAGGATCAAGTTATCAGAGAACTAGTATGGCAACAAAGTTAGATACAAATGCTGATGCTAATGATTTAACAAAAAAACTTTGGGAAAAACATCAGTCAGATGAGTTTACAAGGGTAGATAATTATAAAGAAGCTGTTTGTATAAACTGTTTTAAACGTGATGCAAGTCTAGCTACAATAGTTGATATTTGTGGTGACTGTGCTGGAAAGCGTGGTAGAGAACCATTATTAGCTAAAATAAAGGATAATTACTATGGATATTGTTTCTTTTGTAATAAGTATAAATTTCACGTAGAACAGATTAATGCAAGATTTTGTAAGACTTGTCACCGTAGAATTGCAAATAATCTAAAAGATTTCAACAAAAAAGGTGGAATGTATGGAGCAGATCCATTTTGGCAAAAAATGAAGAAAAGACATGGTAAAGATTGGCAAATAATTATGAGTCAAGGTTTAGGTAATAAGAGATGAGTTACATAGAATCATGCCCTAAATGTAAAGCTACTAAGGGTTGGAAATGGACTTGGGGTAAAAATGATGGTCAATCAAAGGGGTTTTCTACCTGTAATGGTTGTGGTGCAAAATTTTGATTTGTAATGAAGGTGGTTGGTTTTGGTTTACTAATTGGTTTTTCAATACCTGTTTAATCTAAACCTTTACGTTTTTCTAACTTCCATTTTTCATATTCTTTCAAATCAGGTGGTGTTAGTAATAATTCTAGTAATTTTTGAATAGTTTCTAATGTATTCTCTATCTTTCCTAAACTTTCCTCAACATCACCTAAAAATAAATCAAACTTCATTCTT